ATTAGGTTGAGATTTCTATTTGCTGGATAAGTACCTAGAATCTGTGCTTGTGGGATAAAATGCATAAGCAAACGGCCTTGCGCAAAGCGGTTGGCGTTCACCTGCAAACTAAACACAGCTGTAGCTCTAAAGTTAAGGAAACCTTGAACTTTTGGAGTGTAAACTGTGTTATGCAAAGCTTCATATGGCATGTTAACAGCAATAAAAGTTCCACTTGTAGCTGTAGTCCAAGTTCCAGACCTAAGAATAATTGGTCGAGCCAAGAATGTCTTAATATCTTGAATTGGAGTAACTACTTGCGGAGCAATCAAATCTCTTGTCAATTCTTTATGTAAAGGCATTTCATAGTGTTGTACCTCAACTTTGGAATCAAAAGCAGTAGTGGAATGTTGTGTCTGATCATGACCCTCAACGGTAGGGTTCACAGATAAATTTGCAGAGTTTGAATTCGTCTGCACAGAATCATTTTCGTTGTTTGTAGCGGGTATTCTATAATTCATTAAGGAAAACTACCCATGTATTTCCAAAATATATCCGGTTGCTCTAGATATCGGTGTCTCTCCGGCCCATCTTGAGCAGTAAGTGTAAATACACAAGGCCTTTAACGGGGCAGCAATGTTTAGGTGTTAGTGTCCGGCATTTGTCCCACCTAAACAAGATCACGCCCCGAGTTTAAGCAATGTCGACAGAATCATCTGTCGCAATAGCTGACAGACGATCCTGCATTTCGGTTAAAGTCAAATTCTGACGTTTCCGATATGGCATAAGGTGATAAGGAATACCTGTCCTTTTGAATAGAGCCTCCTTCATTACGGGTGCCCATTCATCGTAGACTGATTGTTCATGTAAACTTAATTCCCTAATTGCGTTATCGAAATTTTCCAGAGTTTGGCTCTCTTCGTTAGCAGCGGATCTAATCCAATATGGCATTTCAAGTATAACTTCAAGTCTTAGTGGCGCTAAAACCAGTTCATTGAAAGGAAGAAATTTTCTTTTAAGAAACTCAATTTCATTGATATCTCTATATTTGAT